AGAGCCTGTGGCGTTGGTAATTGATGGTGTTTTGGTGAAGTCTGCAATTCCAGAAAAATTTACTGGACACCTCTACACCCATCCACAGCACACATGGGTAGGGCTGACGAATGAGGAGCGTATGGACATTTTGCTGAACTTGCATCGGGACAAAATACTTTCTCATATGGACACAGCATTAGCCATTGAAGCCAAACTCAAAGAGAAAAACACATGAATGACGTAGAAAAATTCTATGAAGCCATACGCCCTAAATGGCCTAATCCTACTCGTCCTTGGAATGAACTTCATCCACATGAACAAATGATTCTCATCCAAGCTATAAACATGATACTACAGGTACTACAATGATGGAATTTGAAATTGATTTTCTAGAAGATTTCGATTATGATAATACTCACTATGACGTACCTATCACAATCTTATGCCAATACGAATTTGATGAAGGAGACCCTCATGTAGGTTTAAATGACTCATTTGAATGGTCATTAGAAATGTATATTAATGGTACTTTTGTACGTGAAATACAAGATGAACTGTCTAATCGTGACTGGAATCTTGTAGAAAGTGCAATTAAAAAAGACTGGGAGCAATACATTAAAGATGAACAAAACAACTACTACTACTAACGAATACTTTGTATTCTCTAAACAAGGCTATGATCGTATGTACTACGGAGTAGCTGGCAGAGAAATTAACTTTAACGACTCAATCTTGTTCTTAACACAAAAGGAAGCAGAAAATCATGCAGACAATCTCAACTCCCGTTCTAAAAGCAAAACCAGGATCACACCTAACACCTGAAATGCAAGCTAAAGGTGCATTAGCCTTAGCTAAATGGCGTAAAGAACGTTCTATCGCTATTAAAAAAGGCGGTAAAGCCCTTGAGAAATGGCTTCTTAAAGAAGCAGAGAAGAAAGCTAATCGTAAAGTTACACCATTAATGGCTATCAAAGCTTTCTGTGTTGACTGTGTAGGTGGTAGCATTCAAGAAGTAGCTAAATGCTCTAACCAAAAATGTAATCTATATACAAACCGTCCTTACCAAATGAAAGACTTATCGGAAAGTAACACTTAATGCGACTTTCCGATGAGTGTTGCCAAACTTAAAAAGAAAAACACATGAAACTCTTCGAACTACCAAGACGTTCTCTATTCACACTATCTGAAAACCCTAGAGTACCTGTAAATGCAAATGAAGGAGTCCCTAATGTAATCTACAGACATAGCCACATCGATGGTATGTATTCATACGCAACCGATGCATTCAACAATGTGTATCATTTCGCAGCATGGACTGAAGTAGAACCTTATGACAGTAATCTTAGCGTATAAACTCTTTCGTAAACGTAAAGACGGTACCTATGGACCACTCTTTATTAATCGCAAACAAAAGCTTGAACCAAATGTAACATACCTTGCAGAAGATCATAAAACAAAAGGTTATGCTCATCGCCCAGGATGGCATTGTTGTGCAGAGCCTAATGCACCACACTTATCCAAAAAAGATCGTGTATGGTGTATAGTTAAAATTGATAACTACACAAAACACCTAAGACCAGAAAATCAAGGTGGTCTGTGGTATACAGCAAACAAACTAACTATCCTTCAAGAACTATGAAACAAAGAACAGTGTACTTAGCTGGTCCAATGGAACATGTATCCAAAGAAGATGCTATCGGTTGGCGTACATCAGCTGAAACTATCTTATCGTTTGCTGATGTTAAAACCCTTAACCCATGCAGACGTATCCATAACTTCGAACAACGTTACATGAAACGTATCTTTGAGTTAGACCTTCGTGATATCCAAGAGTCTGATATTATCCTTGTCAACCTTGATAATCCATCCATAGCTAAACATGGTACATCTATGGAAGTGTTCTATGCTTCTTATGTACTACGTAAACCTGTTGTTGCATTCAAAGCTGATGCCTCAACTATCCATCCATTCTTTGAATCGTTAGTAACTGAATGGAGATCAACTGTAGATAAAGCTTGTAAAAGTATTATTGAGGAATATCTGTGATAACTAATATATGTATAACATGTGCAATATATTATCTATGGTATAAATACACTTATGAAGATTAAAAGGAAATAAAATGCCATATATTCGAATGATTGACCGAGATCGCCTAGACTACATTACTGATGCTATCTCTAATGTAGGTACAAATAATGCAGGTGAAATGAATTATTTATTCACACGTATCATTAATGAATACTTATCGTCAAACGGTAAAAGCTATCAAAACATTAATGACTGTATAGGTGCATTAGAAGGTGCTAAACTAGAATTATATCGCCGTATTGCTGCACCATATGAAGATGAAAAAATCAAGGAAAATAGCGATGTCTACGCAGAAGCCTAAAGTACATTTTACTGGTGAACCTGTATTCAGAGAAATTGAATATTTTGACTGGGATACCAATAAAAACTTATCAGGTGAAATTGCACATGTAAATGCTCTTAACCACCCTGTCTGGAACCAAGATAAAGTTCGCACATCATTAATCCAATATAAGTTTGATGATGGAAGCTTTGAAACATTAAACACTATTTACATACCATTAAAGGAGCAAAATGAACATTGATGATGATAATGCTTTATGGTCTAAAACAAAAGACCCTCGTGATAACGCATACAAGTCAGACTTCTATGATGAATGGTCTAAAAAGCAACTATGGCCTAGCAGCTTTGCAGAATCTTATAATCGAGATATTGACTTTGATGAAGCTAAAGAAAAAGAATATTATTTAAATAAAGAATTCTTTTCACAAACTGTTAAAGACTCAATTATTAACCCTAAGCACTACAAAAACGTAGCTGCAGGTAAACAATACATGGAACTTATGGTTGATATGCTTGATGGTAAATCAGGTGTTGAAGCTCACTTGTTCGGTCAAGTGTATAAATACCTAATGCGTTGTGGTAATAAAGATGAAGAAGTACAAGAACTAGAAAAAGCTTTATGGTACTTAAATGCTCTTATTAAATACAAAAAAGAAGGTGTTGTATTATGAATATAAATATTGACTGCGAGGAATTCTCAAAACTAGTAGCAAAAGATTTAAAAGATAATTATTGGATGATCAAAAATCAATATGATGACAACGTAAATCAACGTATTTTTTATATTGATGATGACAAAGACCGTAAAGCAGTTAAAAAGTTTTTAAAGGCTTTAAAAAAAGTTCATAATCACTATTCTATTTATAGTATTAATGAACACCCACATGAAGGAAATTAAATGCAAGTAGCAGAAATAACAGAACATGAAGATGGTAGTGCAACTATTAATTTTGATTTAACTCCTCAGGAAGTAAAACAATTACTTGAATATGCACTACAGAAAATAATTAGGGAATACGTTGATACTTTACCAAAAGTAGATGAATAACCTAAAAGAAATACGTAGTTTCTTTGGAAGACTACGAGGTAATCATAGTGAAAGATACACTCATGTAACTGAATCAAAATTATATGAGTGTATTAAATGTAAACAAATATTTCAAACTAAACAACAAGGTGAATCTCATGAGTGTACTGTATGAGTAGCTGGCTTATCGTTTTAGTAGGATTTATCTACCTTTATATAGCCATTGAACAAGGCATCAAAGGTAATATAGGTATGGCTATCTGTTATTTCGGATATGCTTTCGGTAACGTAGGTTTATATATGTTAGCAAAATGAATATTGATGAACAAAAAGCTTTTGTAAAAGCATATAGCAATAATGTTGCTCATAATCCTGATGAATTAGTTGCAAACTTTGTTGCTCGATACGAGTCAGGTGAGGATATTAATTACTCATATGAATACACATCTATAATGGACGCATTAGGGATGTGGCATGACGCTATCAAATGGAAACTAAATGAACTTAATAAAAACAATTAAGAAATTTGTTACTGGCACTGATAAATACTTTGATATCTACGAATGTACTGTTGATGAAGTTGAGTCTTATACATCTGACTCAGGTAAATCAATGATCCGCATTAAAGTTAATGAAGTAGAATACTCAGGTCTGTATAACAAATGGGTATATGAATACCTATGTGAAAATGAAGGAACACCATCCTTCATTGTCATGTGGCGAGCACCTAAAGGTAAGCCTATGCTAGCATACCTTAAGGAACTATGGCAGAATCATCTTAATGGAGTAAATGATGGAGAAGTGTCCAGTGAATCTGACGCTTACAGCCCAAGCGGTGAGTCATTTGTGTATCTTTGGGTCAATAAAGACACAGACAGAAAGTACATCGGAAAGCACAAGGGAACAACAGATGATGGATATGTCTGCAGCAGTGACTCGATGCTTGAAGAATACAATGATTGTCCCTCAAGGTTTATCAGAACAATCTTAGCATATGGTACTGATCAAGAGATGCATGAGCTAGAAACAATGCTATTGTTACAACTTAAAGCTTCTAAGTCAGAATTGTTTTATAACTTAAGTAACAATTTAAGGAAAGATTAGTATGTCTACACAAGAATGGTGCAAAACATATAACTATAATCAAGTAATTGATACACGCAACTTTGAAATTCATATTGATTTAGATGCTAAATATGGATTCTTTGAACACAAACTACTAGGAGAAGATTGTGCTGGTGGTTTGTGGTTTGATGATTGTATGTTTTTAATTGACTATGATGGTGTATTTGAACTACCAAGAGAAGTTATCAGAGAACTTAGTAGCCGTAACTATATTGATGCTGAAGAATTTCAACCGTAAACCGCAGTTGTCCCCTAATAGGAGTGTACAAAATGAAGAGAACAATCGCAACAGTTGTCATTGAGTTTGATGGTGAACACGAAGAAGATACAATCCGAAATGCTATTGATTATATGATAGGTGAAACCCTTAATACTAATGAGACATATAACGTAGTAGAAATTGAATATATCGATGAAT